CCCGAGGTTACTTTTGGCTCTGACTCTCCCACCCTGGGAGGCTCGGCCTACGGGACCCCACCCCGTCGCTATCGCCCTGCCGGTTCGCGAAACCGCCGAGGGTGCTGCATTTTGCCATGGGCCAGTTCACAACCCATCCGCCCAGTGTCCACGCCACCACTGCTTACCGAGCACATGCGAAATAGGGGCCGAGGCGAATCGCGTGCAGGGACGCGCACGTATGCACCTTAACCCGCTCCACGGAACCGGAAGACCCGTCAGTACCATTTTAACCGCTTCCCCATAGTTGGCGGCCCGGAGCCCCAATAAAGGGGGCGGGGAGTGGGATTGTAAAGCCCTTAAACATCAGTGGCCAATAGCCAGGAGCGACGACCCAGTGGCCTACAACCACCTGCCCCATCGCCTTACAGTGCCCTTATCCAGGGCGACACTTCAACAGACCGGCCTTCCAAGAATCTCTCGGTGAACCCCGGCGGTGCGTCCCACAGATCAAAGCTGGGCATTTCCACGCGTTCCCATGGGCCGTGCCAATTAGTGACACCACCCATGTTATCCAACCGCGCTTCAAGTTCCAGCTGGGCGCCAGGCGTGAGCCCAAACGCCCTCTCAAAGGACAACCGTGCCTCCGGCGAGATCTTCCTGGCTTCTGCCGCCCGGGCAAACCTAGCCCCCAAGTAGAACAGGTCGGCGTGCGGATGCTCCCGCACGCCCTCCGGAGAACCGTACAGCGTCTGGAGGCGGAGCGCCCATGCCTGAAGCACAGGAACCCCCAACGCAAGAGAAAGCTCGCAGGCCGCGACCCCCCGCACCCACGCCTTAGCGAAGCCAGGCTCCCTCAACCAACGATGGGAAGAAAGTCCCTGTGACAGGACCTTCAAAGGTTCCCTAACCATTGTGAGTTTGCCGGCGCCAAGGCGCAGGGGCGCACACTGCCCAAAACGAACCCCCTCGAGCGAGGTGACAGCGGACTCCAACGCAAGCTCATGACCCGTCATGGCAAGGGCTCGTGGGGCAAACTTCGGCATTATAGCGCCAGCG